ATCTGATGGTGGAAATGAAAACGTAGTGTACAATGTTCACTATAGATTAACTGGAGAGGACAGTGAGACAGCGTATATTGGAGATGTAATTGGCACTCAGGTGCTCGACATTAGCAATATAACAAATTTTGTACCTTTGTCAAGTTTAACAAACGAAATAATTACTCAGTGGGTCAAAGACGCTATGGGTACTGAAACGGTTGCTAAACTAGAAGAAAACATAGCTGGTCAGATTTCACAGCAAGCTGAACCTACCAGTATAACAATTACTATAGATGGCGAATAAAAGCAAGATGGCGTGTAACCGACCTACAAAGTCGGACAGAGCAGGAAAGAAGAAGATGGTTAAGGCGTGCTCAGGAGGCACTGAGAAGCTTATACACTTCGGTGCTACTGGATATGGACACAACTACTCATCTGCTGCAAGAAAGTCGTTTAGAGCTCGCCATAAGTGCTCGTCAGCTACAAATAAGCTAACGGCTAGATATTGGGCGTGTAAACATCTATGGGCAGGAAAAGGTGGAAGTACAGCAAGTTCTCCAAAAACTAGAAAAGGTAAATATTAAAAACATATAAAATGTCTAAAATTAACAACACATCTGCATACCCAACAGTTACCGTAGCTTCTGGTGATTTGTTTGTCATGACCGATGTCTCTGATGTGGACTCAACAAAAACCACTACAGTAGACAGCATAGCTTCCTATACTATTGACGGAGCTTTTAACGGAACTGACACGTACATTCCGGTATTTGATGGCACAGATTCGCTTATTAATTCTTCATTAAAGCAAAACAGCGCAGCTTCACCAACACTTCTAACTGTTGGAACTGGCGTTACTTTTGCTGTTACTAGCAATGCTACAGTTGGTGGTACTTTAGGTGTCACTGGCATATCTACATTTACTGGTTCTACAGCTCACAACGGCGGTTTATCTTCAACAACTGGAGATTTTTCAGGAGCAGTTGGTGTTGATGGTAACTTTGATGTTGGTACAGATAAATTTAGCGTAAACGCTACAACAGGTAATGCAACAGTTGGTAATGATATCAATATTGGTGCTAACACTTTTATTGGCGGGGACATTGAGGTAAACACAGATAAGTTTACTGTAGTTGGTTTAACTGGTAACACCAATATTTCCGGAACACTTGATGCAGCTGGATTAGCTTCTTTAGACGGAGGCATTGATGTAGACGGCGCATTTACAGTAACCGACACCACAGGTGCTATTGCAACTTCTGCTGCCGCTGCTCTAACCGCTACTGCTGATGCCGCTGAAATAAAATTAGGAAATGATAGCGCACTTTCACCTCAAACTATAAGATTCCAGGGGACTGCCGGTGATACTGTGTTTACAGGCGGGTATAATGAACAGTCCGATAGAGAATACGAAAGATTTTCTATTGGATGGTCAGAAGAAGCTGGTGGTGCTATAAATGGCACATGGATTTCTGGAAGCAGAGAAGAAACCTATGAGCAAGATACTCTTAATATAGGCTCTACAGTGCTTGATTACTTATACTTAAAAGTACAACCAGGTGGCAGAATCGAAGCTAACGAAGAGATTAGGTTAAGCGGCGTAGGAGATGGCATTATAATGAAGTCTCCAGACGGAACATCTTATAGAGTAACCGTTGCAAACGGTGGGACTTTAACTGTTTCAGCTGCATAATAAACTATAAATACAATAACCAATGAAGCCAAGAGGTTTAGGGGATGTTATTGAGAACATCACAGTAAAGACAGGAGTCAAGACTGTAGTTGAGAAAGTTGCCAAGGCAACAGGTAAAGATTGCGGCTGTGCAAGCAGGCGTGACAATCTCAACCGAATGTTTCCTTTCGAAAAAAAATAATATCTTTGCATAAATAAAAAGAAAGATGTCATATCAAAAATTACAAGTAAGAAGTGCTTTGGAGGTTTGTCCTAGCGACACAGCCAATATACCCAATACATCATCAAAGCCCGCATCTGGAACTACTACTGGAAATGTTGCTGATAAGTTGGTTGATTCAACAGCTTCCTTTCTATCTACAGTTAGAGTTGGAGATGTTGTGTACAATACTACTGATATTACCGCAGCTACTATAACTGCTGTAGATTCAGACACTCAGTTGTCTTTATCATCAAACATAATGGCTACTGGAGAAGCTTATCAGCTTTATAGAGGAGACCAGGGTGGATGTGTTTTGTATGTAGGTGTTGGTGGAAACGTAAAGGTTACAACCTCTGGTGGAGATGTAGTTACGTTTTATAACCTCAACAATGGTCAGTTTGTACCTGTTCAGGTTTCTAAAGTGTTCTCTACAGGAACAACAGCTACTAACCTTATAGCCCTTTGGTAATATGCCTTTATCAATAATCATAGGCAATGTTATTGGGGAGGAACTATATGACCAAGGGAATATAGGCTCTAAGGCTATGATTAGTGAGCTAGGCATTGAGCTTGCAACAGAAAATAATGACGAAATAATAACAGAATCATAAGATGGCAATAAAATTTTCACAGTTTAACGAAAGCACTTCTAGAGCAAACGTTGACTTTTTAGTTGGTTATGATGGAACTGACAACGTAAAGATTAGTCCATCTAATTTTTTAACAGGATACTTATTAACAACTGGAGGGGCAATTACGGGCACATTGACATTATCAAGTACTAATAGTAATATTTTCTTTGGTAACAACAAAGGGATGCAATGGTCTTCGTATAATATTGATAATCCAGCTATTTATGGCTCTGATTCTTTTGACGGAATATACGTGGGGTCTATGAGTGGTGTAACTGGATTTGGCCCTGTAATTTCTGTACATACATTTGACTCACAAGTGGGTATTAACACTGGCTCTGATTCGCTTTCTTATGACTTAGAGTTAGCTAATGATTCTGCTGGAAAGCCATCAACTAGTGCGTGGGATATTGTATCAGATTCCAGGGTAAAAACAAACATTAGACCTTATGCCACTGGATTAACAGAGCTTTTACAAATAGAGCCTAAAATCTTTGATTATAACGGGAAGGCTGGGTTTAAAGACACACTGGTAGATAATATAGGTATTATTGCTCAAGACGTGTTAAGCATAATTCCAGAGACTATTAGTACTCACGAGAAAAAACTTGAGCCAACAGATGAAAATCCAACTGAACTTTATAAGTTCAACCCTCATGCTCTGACATTTGCTTTAATTAACGCAGTGAAAGAACTTTCTTCAAAAATTGACTCTTTAGAAACAAGAATACAAACTCTAGAAAACTCATAATAAATGGCTAAGGTAGGCGAAAACACAGAAGTAACTCTAGACATAAAAACTATAGCAATGATATTGGCTGGAGCTGTATCACTCGCTGCAATGTACTTCACACTTCAAAAAGAAATAGAGGTCGCTAAGGAGCTTCCAAAGCCGGCTATTAGCCGTACTGAATATGACCTCAAAGACCAGCTTGTTCGTGAGACAATTATGAACACTCAACAAAAGGTTGAGGAGAACAGCAAGAAGCTAGATAAGATAGACGAGAAGTTATACGAAATAATAGAAAGAAAATGACCACTATATTAGTACGTTTGGCGTTTCTTTTTGCTACTATATTTGTACAAGCACAATCTTTTACAGTAGTACAAATTAATGCTGAATGGAATAAAAGGAACGACGTTCAACTTCCAGCTAGAATAAACGGTAATCCGGTAATATACGGGTTACTAGAACAGCAGTCGCCTTCTATACAAAAAAATACAAAATCAGTTCCTGTTGTTGTATTGTATAAAGGGAATCAGGCTGTAATGCAATGGACAGCAGATATAAGCTTTAAATTAAATTTAACTAAAGAAGAAATAGCAGATGTCATCGAACAACATAAGCAAACATATCAGCGCAAAGGAAGCAACTGAGTCTTACACAGCTAAAAGAAAAGGCATAGATAATACACCTAACGGTTATGAAGTTGCCAATATGGTTGGGGTTGCTGAAAATATATTCGAACCACTTCGTGAATGGGTCGGAGGACCTATTAAAATAAACTCATTCTTCAGGAGTAAAGATTTGAATAAAGCTATCGGTGGTAGTTCTAAATCGCAGCATTGCGAAGGTAGAGCAATTGACATAGACGATACATATGGTCACAAAACAAACGCTGAGATGTATCATTACATCAGGGATAATATAGACTTCGACCAGCTTATATGGGAGTTTGGAACAGACGAAAACCCTGACTGGGTTCATGTAAGCTATGTGTCTCCAGATGAGAATAGACGTAGATGCCTAAAGGCAGAAAGAATAGAAGGTAAAACAACATATAGAGTGATATGAGTAAGAAACCATTCAAAGAAACGACAGTAGGCAAGCTATTGCTTGGAGCTGCTGGAATGATTAACCCAACCCTTGGTAATTTACTTGAAGGGGTTACTAGCCCAAAGGAAGCTATAGCGGCTATAGGTAAGGCAGATATATCCACTGAGGATAAGATAAAACTACAAACATTAATATATGACCAGCAAAATAAAGAAATTGAAGCAATTACTAGCAGATGGAGAGCTGACGCTGCGTCTGATTCTTGGCTTAGTAAAAACGTTAGGCCTCTTGTTCTTATCTGGTGTATTGTTGTATTTTCTTTTGCAGGTATTTTGGATTCTGTTAATTCTATACCGTTTAACATAGGAACTACATGGAACGATACTTTTGAAAAAGTTATGATGGCAGTTGTGTTAGCATACTTCGGAGGAAGAACAACAGAGAAGGCAAGTAGTATTATTAAAGGAAGATAATGGCAAAGTTAATATTGGGTAACTACATAGAGAAAAGCAAGACCAAAAGACCTGGATGCCACAGCAAAAATGCAAGCGTTGGTAAAAGAGGCTACAAGAAACTGTACAGAGGTCAGGGCAGATAGTATAAATTTACTATCTTTGTTTAAAATTTAATAAAATGAAAAAAATAGAACAATTAGAACTAGACCAAATCACTAAAGCTAATACTGAGTTTACTGAGCTTAAAGAAACTATTGCAAACATTGAGGTTCAAAAACATCAGGCTTTGCATAGAATGTCAGCTCTTCAAGCTGAGTTTAAAGATTTAGAAGCTAAGCTTATAGAGAAGTATGGTGAGAATGTTACTATTAACACTAAGACTGGAGAGATTATAGAACAAGAGGAAAATGGCAATAATACCTAGTAACCAAAAATTTCAAACCCTAAGCTTTGAGGTAAACACAAAGGAGAGGTACTCTAAAACAAGAAATGATACCCAGGAGGTATATCTGATGAGTGATATCATAGATACTATTGGTGTATTTAATCTTTCCTATACAAACGTCTTGAGTGCCTATTCAACAGGTAACCAAGAGCCTAGCGGATTAGATTTGCCTTTACAGGTTACATTTGGAGCAGCGCAAGGAAGCGCAAGCGACCCTGTTATGCTGGCTGCTGATGGAACAATAACGTTTAATGATGTTGGTGTTTATCTTATTAATGGCTTTGGAAACTTTGAAAGACAAGGTTCGTCAGGCGGTGTTACAGTGACTCTTTGGAGGGCTTTAATAGACGGAGTTCAAGCAGGCGTTACAAAAGCTGTTGAGCTAGATAAGATTGGAGTTATGATTCCTTACGAGGTAACTGTTCCATTAACTATAACAACTGAAGGTACTGAGCTTACATATCAAATAATGAGAGACAGCTCAGGTATCGACGCAGGCGGGTTATATATTCACGGAAGTTTAGGCGGATGGAGCAACGTTCCTTCTGCTTCTATGGATATATATAAAATAGGTATTTAAAAAATTTAATATAATGGATATAAGAAAGATATCCATAGGTCCTGATTATAAGTCGGGGGCTATGCACTACATAGTAGGTCAGAGCATACTAAACGATAGCCACACTATTCATCTTATTCAATATGATAAAGATAGGGATAGCATGAAGGTTTGGATTGAAAGAGATGACGAGATTATTCTCTGGAAAGAGTTTAACGCTAATATGCCAATATCAATAGAATACAATATTAACTTTGAATGAAATCTCCATTTTATTTTATCGTTGAACCTTTTGGAGGTAGGCGGTATGATAATGTGAAGAAAGTTGGTGATATTGATTTTATAACAAGCACTTCACAAGAAGACCATACTGTTTCAAATAGATATGCAAAAGTCATAGAATGTCCCTCTGGATATAATGGCCCTATAAAGCCTGGTAATATTCTGCTTGTACATCATAATGTTTTTAAGATATACTATGATATGCAAGGGAAAGAGAGAAGCGGCTTTAGCTTTTTGAAAGACAACACGTTTTTTCTTGAGTCTAATCAGTTTTTTATGTATAACAACGGAGATGCTTGGAATACTGTTGATGATTATTGTTTTGTATCGCCAATAAAAAACAAAGGAGAGGATATGTTTGTTACAGATAAATACATTCCTCTTATGGGTCATATTAGATATAATAACAAAAAGTTAGAGGATATAGGCATATACGAGGGTGATATGATATCATTCACTCCGCATAGCGAGTATGAATTCAATGTAGACGGAGAAACCGTTTATAGAATGAAAGTTGCTGATATAGCATTGGTTGCTCATGGAAGTTAAAAAGCTAAAAGAGGACATTATAAAGGCTGGCGAGATGGCTGTTAAGGAGCTAATTAAGGTGGCGCAGGAGGGTATTATCAAAAAAGACTTTGATGACTTATCTCCTGAGCTTGCAGCGGATAGGCTTAAAAATGCGGCAGCTACAAAGAAGCTGGCTATATTTGATGCGTTTGAGATTCTATCAAGGATTGAGAACGAAAGAAATATGCTTGAAGGGAAGAGTACAGATAAAAAGGAAACCAAACTAACAGGCTTTGCAGAAAGACGGTCAAAATAAATTGTACGAAGAGCTTAATGATTACATACCTAAAACTGTTATAACAAACAAGAATAAGGGTAAATCATGGAAGTATGGATATGACGACAAGTATGATATGGTTGTTATATCTAAATCCGGCATGATTGATAGCGTTGTTTCTATAAACGGATTAAAGATAGCACTGCCTAAAAAATTAAGAAAGGTTTGGTCAAGGTCCAAGCAGGAATCAGAGCAATATTGGGAGGTATCTGATTATCCAAAAGAACTTGGCAGAATATCAAGTATATTTCAATGGCATGAGTCTGCTCAGGAGTTTAAGGACAAGTGGGTAGATTACATAGAGGAAGAGTTCAACAGGCGTGAAGAAGGTATGTGGTTTATGAATAACGGAAAGCCAACTTACATAACAGGAACTCATTATATGTATCTTCAGTGGACTAAGATTGACGTAGGACACCCAGAGTTTCGTGAAGCAAACAGAATATTCTTTTTGTATTGGGAAGCTTGTAAAGCGGATACCAGATGTTTCGGAATGATATACCTTAAGATACGTCGCTCAGGATTTTCTTTTATGTCCTCGTCAGAATGTGTAAACACAGGAACGCTTGCAAAAGATGCAAGAGTTGGCATATTATCTAAGACAGGTGCTGATGCCAAGAAGATGTTTACGGATAAGGTAGTACCGATATCAAACAACTATCCTTTCTTTTTCAAGCCTATACAGGACGGTATGGACAAGCCAAAGACTGAGCTTGCTTATCGTGTTCCAGCTTCTAAGATTACAAAGAAGAACATGAACTCTGTGTCTGATATAGTATTTGAGGGACTGGACACAACAATTGACTGGAAGAATACAGGTGATAACTCTTATGATGGTGAGAAGCTATTGCTTCTTGTTCACGATGAGAGCGGTAAGTGGGATAAGCCTGATAATATCCTGAATAACTGGAGAGTGACAAAAACTTGTCTTAGGTTAGGACGAAAGATTATAGGAAAGTGTATGATGGGTTCTACGTCAAATGCTTTGGATAAAGGAGGTGATAACTTCAAGAAGCTTTACTATGACTCTGATACTTCTAAAAGAAACTCTAATGGGCAGACAAAAAGTGGAATGTACAGCTTGTTTATACCTATGGAGTGGAACATGGAGGGGTTTATAGATAGGTACGGGATGCCTGTTCTGTATACGCCAGATTCACCAATAGTAGATTCTTATGGTGAATATATTCCCCAAGGGGCTGTGGAGTATTGGGACAATGAGGTTGAGAGTTTGAAGAATGACCCTGATGCTTTGAACGAATTTTATAGACAGTTCCCAAGAACTGAGTCTCATGCCTTTAGAGATGAGACCAAATCATCAATATTCAATCTAACAAAAATATATCAGCAGATAGACTATAACGATAGCATTATAAAAGAGAAGTACCTGACAAGAGGCTCGTTTCATTGGAGAGATGGAGTTGAGGATTCTGTTGTGGTATGGAGTCCTGACCCAAGAGGTAGGTTCTTAGTATCCTGGATTCCAAGCAAGGGATTGCAGAACAGGGTTGTAAATAAGAACGGTGTGAAATATCCGGGTAATGAGCACATAGGCTCGTTTGGATGTGACTCATACGATATATCAGGAACAGTGGTTGGACGTGGCTCTAACGGAGCGTTACATGGTTTGACTAAGTTCAACATGGACGACGCTCCTAGTAATGAGTTTTTCTTAGAATATATAGCAAGACCACAGACTGCTGAGATATTCTTTGAGGAAGTACTCATGGCTTGTGTTTTTTATGGTATGCCAATACTTGTTGAAAACAACAAACCAAGGCTTTTATATCATTTAAAAAACAGAGGATATAGGGGTTTTGCCATGAATAGGCCAGACAAAATGTTTAATAAGCTGTCTAAGACAGAAAAAGAATTAGGTGGGATACCAAACTCATCAGAAGACGTTAAGCAATCTCATGCATCTGCTATTGAGTCTTATATAGAAAGGTATGTAGGTATAGATGTTAACGGTGAATATAGGGACTCTGGAGATATGGGAGCTATGTATTTCACAAGAACTCTTGAGGATTGGGCTAAGTTTGATATAAATAACAGAACAAAATTTGACGCAGCTATTAGCTCAGGGTTAGCAATTATGGCCAATCAAAGGAATAGATATACGCCTCAGAAAACACAGTCAAAAATAAACATTAAATTTGCAACATATAATAACAAGGGAACTTACAGCCAGATAATAACATGAAAGAAGTAACCGTATCAATAAATAGCGTATCGTTTCCAGACCAGTTTGTTAGTGATTCTAAGAAGGCTACAATGGAGTTTGGATTGCAGGTAGGTCAGGCTATACAATATGAGTGGTTTAGAAAAGGAGGAGGCGATTGTAAATTCTACAGACAGTTAGATGATTTTCATAGATTAAGACTTTATGCTCGTGGTGAGCAGTCTGTCGCAAAATACAAAAACGAATTGGCTGTTGATGGAGATTTATCGTATTTAAATCTTGATTGGACTCCTATACCAATTATACCAAAGTTTGTAGACATAGTAGTAAACGGCATGTCTGATAGATTGTTTTCTATTAAGACATATGCGCAAGATGCTATGTCAGCTGAGAAAAGAATTGCATATCAGGATATGATTGAAACTGATATGATTTCAAGAGAGTTTCTTGAGCAAATGAATAAAGATTTTGGAATAAATGCTTTTGATATACCTCAGGATGATGTTCCTGAAAATGATGAAGAGCTTGCGTTGCATATGCAGCTTAAATACAAGCCTTCTATTGAGATTGCTCAGGAGCTTGCTATTAACACTGTTCTTGATGAGAATCATTATGACGAAATTAAAAAGCGTGTAAATTACGATATTACCACTATAGGTATAGGAGCTGTAAAGCATAGTTTTTTACCAGGTGCTGGTATTAAAGTTGATTATGTTGACCCAGCAAATCTTGTTCATAGCTATACTGAGGACAACAATTTTAGAGACTGTTTCTATTGGGGAGAGATTAAAACTGTTCCTATTACAGAGCTTAGAAAAATTGACACAACCTTAACTAATGAGGATTTAGATAAAATATCTAAATATAGCCAGAGTTGGTATGATTATTATAACATATCAAGGTTCTATGAGAACTCCATGTTCAATAGAGATACAGCTACTCTTTTGTATTTTAGTTATAAGACAGATAAAAAGTTTGTTTATAAGAAAAAGTATTTAGATAATGGCGGTGAGCGTGTTGTAGAAAAAGACGACACATTCAATCCACCAGAAGAAATGATGCAGGATGGAAGATTCGAAAGAATTGAGAAAACCATAGAGGTATGGTATGAAGGTGTCATGGTTATGGGCACTAATATCATGCTTAAATGGGAGATGGCTAAGAATATGGTTAGACCTAAATCTGCATCTCAGCATGTATCATCTCCTTATATTGTAAATGCACCAAGAATGTATAAGGGTGTTATTGAGTCTTTAGTTAGACGCATGATTACGTTTGCAGACTTGATTCAGATGACACATCTTAAGTTACAGCAGGTTATATCTAAAGTAGTACCTGATGGTGTTTTTATTGATGCTGACGGTCTTAATGAGGTTGACCTTGGTAACGGAGGAACGTATAACCCAGAAGATGCTTTAAAGCTTTATTTCCAGACAGGTTCTGTTATTGGTAGAAGCTATACTCAAGATGGAGAGTTTAATAACGCTCGTGTTCCAATCCAGCAGCTTACAAGCAACTCAGGTCAGGCTAAAATAGGAAGCCTTATAGGTAGCTATAATCATTACCTAAATATGATTCGTGATGTAACGGGACTTAATGAGGCTCGTGATGGAAGTAAGCCTGATGCTAACGCTCTTGTTGGTTTACAAAAGCTTGCTGCTGCTAATTCTAACACTGCCACAAAACACATACTTGACTCTAGTCTTCAGATTACTAAAGCTTTAGCTGAAGGTTTATCTTGTAGAATAGCTGATGTCCTTGAGTATTCTGAATTCAAGGAAGAGTTTGCTATGCAGATAGGTAAGTACAATGTAGGTACAATAGAGGAAACTAAGAGCTTGTATTTATATGACTTCGGTATATTTATTGAGCTTGCTCCCGATGAAGAAGAAAAGGCACAGCTAGAAGCTAATATACAAACAGCTTTATCAAGAGACCAGATATATCTTGAGGATGCTATTGATATTAGAGAGATTAAAAATCTTAAAGTTGCCAATCAGCTTCTTAAGTTGAAACGCAAAAAGAAAGAAGAGCTTGATATCCAGAAGCAAATGATGCAACAACAGACTCAGGCTCAGATAAACCAACAGTCACAATCTATGGCTGCTGAGGCTGCTATGGCTAAGATTGAAGCTGATAAAAGAAGTAAAATAGAGGTTAAGCAGGCTGAGGTTGCTTTTGATATTGAGAGAACAAGAAATGAGGCTCAATTAAAATCACAACTGATGCAGCTTGAGTTTGAAATGAATATGCAGCTTAAAGGTATAGAAGTCGAATCTGTTAAAACAAGAGAAAATGATAAGGAAAAAGCCAAAGCTGATAGGATAAGTCAACAAAACACACAACAATCTAAGCTAATAGACCAGCGTAAAAACAATCTACCTCCTATGAGCTTTGAGTCAAATGAGGATAGTTTAGATGGTTTTGACTTGGCAGAATTTGAGCCAAGATAATAGTATTTTTTTTTAATTAACTTTGCATAAAAATTTAATCAAATGTCAGAAGTGAAAGTAAAGGTGCTTAATGACACCTTAGAATCAAAATCTGTTCAGGAAGTTGAGCAAGAGTTGCTTAACAAACACGAACAGGAATTAAAGGCTGCCGAAGTCGGAAGTGAAAACACGCCAAACTTGGAAGTCGAGACCGCTACGGAAACTGTTGAAGAGCAGGCTGTAGAACAAAGTGAACAAGAGTTCACAGAAAAAGACGTTCTTTCATATATTAAGAATAGATACAACAGGGAGATTAATTCTGTAGAGGAGTTGTTTGAAGCAAGAGCCGAAGCAGAGGAGCTTCCTGAGGATGTGTCAGCTTTCTTGAAATACAAGAAAGAAACTGGTAGAAGCATACAGGATTTTATGAGCCTTAACAAGGATTATGATTCTATGGATGCTAACCAGATTTTGGCTGACTATTATTCTGCTACTGAGGATGACCTTGACAGAGAAGATATCGACTATTTGCTAAACGAAAAGTTTGCATACGATGAAGATATTGACGATGAAAAGGACATTAAGCAGAAACAGATAGCCAAAAAAAGAGAGCTTGCAAAAGCCAAAAAGTACTTCAATGAATTGAAGGAAACTTATAAGGTCCCTCTTGAGTCAAGCGGAGGCCTTGTTTCTGAAGATGAAAAGAATGACTATGAGGCTTACAAGAAATATATCCAAGAGTCTAATAGTATTAATGAGGAAACTCTTAAGCGCTCTGAGTATTTTCAGAAGAAAACAGACGAGGTTTTTAATGATTTCAAAGGTTTTGATTTCAAAATTGGAGACCAAAGTTTTGTTTACTCCCCTGGCGATGCCAAAGAGATTAAGGAAACTCAATCAGATATTAATAACTTTATTTCTAAGTTTTTAGATAATAACGGAATGATATCGGATGCTAGCGGATACCACAAATCTATTGCTGTAGCAATGAACCCTGACAAGTTCGCAAGATATTTTTATGAGCAGGGCCAAGCTAATGCCATTGATGATGTTACTAAAAAAGCAAAAAACATCGATATGGGAGTTAGACAAGCCCCTCAGGATATGAATAAGTCAGGATTTAGTGTAAGAGCTTTAGATGATAGTAGTGGAAGAGGACTCAAAATAAGAAGTAACAAAAAATAACACAAACACTAAAACATTTTAAAAAATGGCTATTACTATTTTGCCGTTAAGTACGGCACTACAACCATCCGCTGAGAGAGTTGCGTTAACTTCCAACTATATCGGCAACGATGGATTTACATTCGCTCAACAATACCTTCCTGATTTGATGGAAAAAGAATTTGAGCGCTACGGAAACCGCTCTGTGTCATCATTCCTTAGAATGGTAGGCGCTGAGATGCCGTCTAACTCTGACCTTATTAAATGGGCTGAGCAAGGACGTTTACACATTAAATACATTGACTGTGCTGGTGACACCGGAACTACTATTGGCGATGATACCGCTACTATTGCAGTAAATGACACTGGTGTTGGTACTGGAAAACTTCCTTTGAAAGTTGGACAGACTGTTATGATTTCAGATAACACAGCTGCTTCTACTAAAAGTAACAAAGCTATCATTACTGCTGTTAGCACATCTGCTAATACTTTTGATGTAGCTTTTTACGAAGCAACTGGTTCTACTTTTGGAACATCTGAAAAATTAACTGTATTTGTTTACGGTTCTGAGTATAGAAAAGGAACTGATGCTGCTGACTTAAGTTCAGTTGAAGCTGAGGACAATATCTACGAGAACAAACCTATTATCTTGAAAGAGAAGTATACTGTGTCTGGTTCTGATATGGCTCAAATCGGTTGGATTGAAGTAACCACCGAAAACGGTGCTACTGGATATCTTTGGTACATTAAATCTGAGCATGAAACTCGTCTACGTTTCGAGGATTATCTTGAAACTGCTATGATTGAGGCTGTTCCTGCTGAGGCTGCTTCTGGTGCTGCTGACTACCTACAAGGTGCTACTGCCGGTACAGGTGCTGCTGACCTTAGTGGTTCTAAAGGTTTATTCCACCAAATTGAAACAAACGGTAACGTTGCTTCAGCTGGTACTTTAGATTCTCTTAGCAATGTTGATGATGTAATTAAGCGTCTTGACAAAGAAGGTGCTATCGAGGAGAATGTTCTTTTCGTTAACCGTCAGTTAAGCTTTGATATTGACGATATGTTGGCTGCTCAATCAAGCAATGCTGCTGGTGGTGTATCTTACGGATTGTTTGATAACGATACTGACATGGCATTGAACCTTGGATTTACAGGATTCCGTAGAGGATATGACTTCTATAAGTCTGACTGGAAATACTTGAACGACGCTACTATGCGAGGTGGAATTGTTGCTGGAAACAAAAACGGTGTACTTGTACCCGCTGGTTCTACTACAGTTTATGACCAAGTACTTGGTAAAAACGCTAAGCGTCCATTCTTGCACGTACGTTACCGAGCTTCTGAGACTGAAGACCGTAAGTACAAAACATGGATTACAGGCTCTGCTGGAGGTGCTGCTACAAGCGACCTTGATGCAATGCAAGTTAACTACTTGTCTGAGCGTGCACTTTGTGTTCTTGGTGCTAACAACTTCTTCTTGTTCGAAGACTAATAACAATAGGGGGAGGGAGTTTCTCTCCCCCTTTTCTTTAACTTTAATTAAAATTATATTCAAATGGCAAAGAAACAAGCCGTCCTTACGGACAAAGTTTACAGATTAAAAAGAAGAATTACCCCTCTGAGCTATATGATTCAGACAAAAAGTTCTAAGAGAAAACCACTTCTTTATTTTGACGGGCAAACAAACAGAGAACTTAGATACGCCCGAAACCAAAAATCACCTTTTTTAGACGAGCAAGACGGCAACGCCGTTCTTGAGCCTATTATTTTTGAAGATGGGCTTTTATTTGCTCCAAAAACAAATCCTGTTCTTCAGGAGTTTTTATCGTATCACCCTGGATTTGGTAATTTATTCGTTGAGATTGATAATGAAAGAGATGCTGCTGATGAGGTAGAGACTTTAGATTATCAGCTTGAGGCTCAACTGCAAGCTCGTGACTTACCTCTTGAGATGGTAGAGACGCTATGTCGTGTTCTTATAGGTTCAAATACACAGAAAATGACAAGCGCTGAGATGAAGCGAGATGTTCGTGTGTTTGCTAAAAACAGCCCTATTGAATTTTTAGAGGCGCTTAATGACCCCATGCTTCAGGTTCAAAACTTATGTCATCAGTTGTTTGATGATGGTGTTGTAATTCTTAAGAACAACAAGCGTGATATTTACTACAATCTTAAGTCTAATAAGAAAAAGATTATGACTGTTCCTTTTGGAGAAGACCCTGTCTTTATGCTTGCCTCTTACTTCCAGACTGATGAGGGTATTGAGGTAATGAAAATCCTTAAGAACAAAGTTGAAGATACTGACGAGTAATACTCGTTACGCTTTCTGTTTACGTGAAGGTCTCTATTTTTAGAGGCCTTTCTTTTTTTGCTTATCTTTGTCTAAATTTTCATAATGATAGATTCTGTAAGAACAACGGTGTTGGCTATAGCCAATAAGAACAACTTCGGATACATATCTCCAAACGATTTCAACTTGTATGCAAAACAAGCTCAGATTGATTTGTTTGAGGACTGCTTTTACCAATATAACGCACAGATTAGAAAAGAAAACGTAAGACAGTCAGGGACGGGTTATGCTGATATAACTAAAGGAATTGAAGAAGTTATTGACTCATTTTCTTCTGTTGTTACACTAAGCCAGGCTTCTGCTAATACATACACGCTTCCTGATGATTATTATCTGATGAATAGAATTATGTACGGAACTGCTGAGGTTGAGAGAGTTAGCCAAGCTAAAATTATTATGCTAACAAACTCTATGCTTACAGCTCCAACATCTACATATCCTGCGTATGTACTTAGCGGTAATACCATTACGGTTTATCCGACAACAATACAAGGAGCTACTGATATTTCTGCTCAGTATATAAGATACCCAGAAGACCCTAAATGGACTTATGTAGAGATTAATGATGGCGAGCCAGCTTTTGATGGAACTGCCTCAGATTATAAAGATTTTGAATTACCCCAATCATATGAGCCTTCTCTTGTGATTAAGATTTTGCAATACGCAGGTGTATCAATAAGAGAGGGAGATGTGGTTAGCTTTGCCAATAATGAGGAGCTAAAAGAACAACAACAAGAACAGTAAGATGGCTTATATAGGAGATTTAAAATATTACGAGAACGATGGTATAGGTGTCGGTGATGAAAACTGGGGCTCATATCAATACGTCACTCTTGCAGATATTGTAAACAATTTTATGCTTATGTATGTTGGTAATCATGAGCTTATAAATAATGTGGATAGATACAAGGTTCTATTCCACGCAAAGAGAGCAATACAAGAGCTTAACTATGACGCAATGCGTGATATAAAGGTTCTTCAGCAATCCCTTGATTATCAGCTTAGATTGGTGCTGCCTAGTGATTACGTTAATTATGTAAGGATATCTGTATATGATAACGGAGAGCTAAGACCTCTTGTTGAAAATGTTCAGATAAATTATTCTAAAAACTACCTACAGGATACATCTAAAAACGCTAAGGTTTTGTTTGATGAGGATGGGGACATTTTAGAAGGAATGTCTCAGGTTGATTACGATAGAATTAAAGGTCTTGAAGCTAGCGTATACCTAGGAAAGAGCGTTATGAGCGGACAGCAGGGTTATTTTGATGACGGAAGATGGTATTTTGAAAGAACCATAGGAGCTCGATATGGCCTTAATACAGAGACAGCTAACATGAACCCTACGTTTAGAATAGATAACCGCTCAGGGGTTATTAATTTTAGCTCTGAGATGTCCGGGAAAGACGTCGTTATAGAGTATATCTCTGATGGTCTTGAAAGAGGTGACGACTCTCAAGTTGTTGTAAACAAGTTAGCTGAAGAGTTTATATACGCTTACATAAAATATATGATACTTAGCACCAAACTTGGTGTTCAGGAGTATATTGTTAGAAGAGCGCAGAAAGAAAAAACTGCCATGTATAGAAACTCAAAAATACGCATGAGCAACCTCCACCCTAGCAGACTACTTATGACTCTTAGGGCACAAAACAAGTGGATAAAGTAATATGATTACAAAGACTACATTCCTAAAGGGCATAATGAATAAGTCCGTAGATGAGCGTATATTACCACAAGGTGAGTATATAGATGCTTTGAACATTAGAGCTGGCTCTACAGAGGACACAGAAGTTGGTGCTGTTGAAAACACAAAGGGTAACGAGCTAATTCTTGAGCTTGAGTATAACGGAAGTCCGCTTGTCAATGGTAAATGTATAGGCGCATATGAGGATGGCGCTAATGAGACTATTTACTGGTTCGTGACAAGTTCTGAGGTTGATATGATTGTTTCTTACAATACTAATACCAAGGCTGAAATATATCATGTAGTTAGCGAGACTGTTCTTAACTTTAGTGAAAAACATCTTGTAAATAGCATAAATAAGGTTGATGACCTTTTGTATTTTACAGATAATTATAATCCTCCAAGAAAAATAAATGTAAAGCCAAGCGGAAATCGATACCCAAGACCATCTGGTGGTGTTGATGGGATAACTGAGGACGATTTGTCTGTTATTGTAAAACCACCGTTATCGCCTCCTTCTATATCAAATATATATGTATCTAAAAGAGGAAACTATCTTGAAGATAAGTTCATTACGTTTGCATACAGATGGAGATATCTTGACGGAGAATATAGCGCATTGTCTCCCTTTAGCAACCCTGCTTTTGAGCCACAGTCATTTGGTATAAGCGTAGTAAACCAAAACCTTGGCATGAGAAATTTAATAAATCTTGCTAATGTTGGTTTCAATACTGGAGATAAAAGGGTTAAA